CGAGAAAGACAATCGTGTTTATGTAGATGGTGCGTGGATTTCTAAAATATACTTGGATAATGAAAGTTATTATGTAAACCCAAAAACAGGTAACTATAAGAAAATAGGTGATCCCGGTACTGAGGGATTATTAGAAAAGTATCCGAATCAATTTGAGGTATGGACAGGTAGAAAAATTGTTGAACAATATCTTGATGACGATTTATATGAAACTATGGTTGTTGATGATTCATTTAGTCAGTCAACATTCTTACTTTCTAAAGTTGTACCTACAACCTATGAACGTATATCTACTATGGGTACCGCAACATTATGGAAACTAATAATGTTAGCTTGGTCATATAAACACAATTTGGCCGTACCTGAAAAACAAGATAGGAGAGCGTTTACGGGTGGACTATCAAGATTACTCGCAGTGGGATACGCAGAAAAGGTGGTTAAGTTTGATTACTCCTCACTATACCCTTCTATTCAATTAGTATATGATGTGTTTCCTAAATGTGATGTTATGGGAGTACAAAAATCCATGTTAAAATATTTTAGAGACGTACGTATTAAATACAAAAAATTAGCGTCCGAACATTACAAAACAGATCCCGAACTATCGGAAAAATATAACAGGAAACAATTACCAATTAAGATATTCATTAATGCGTACTTTGGGTCTCTATCTGCACCTCACGTATTTCATTGGGGTGATATGGATACAGGAGAAACAATCACATGTGTTGGTAGACAATGTTTACGTATGATGATAATGTTCTTTGAAAAGAAAGGATATAAGTCACTTGTAATGGATACGGATGGTGTCAACTTCTCGTGTCCTGACGATGTTGATGACAGAGTTTATGTATCTAAGGGTCTTAATGAGTTAGTAGAGGGTGGTAAAACTTACAGAGGTGCCGAGGCTGACACTGCGGAATTTAATGATATTTTTATGAGGAATGAGATGGGATTAGATATTGATTATGTCGCACCTTCCACAGTTAATGTTGCTCGTAAAAACTATGTACTAAAAAAACCGAGTGGGGGTCTTAAATTAACGGGTAACACAATTAAGTCTAAGAACCTTCATGGTTACATTGTAGACTTCTTAGATGAAAGTTTGAAGTTAATGTTGGATGGTAAGGGACAAGAGTTTTTGGACGTATATTATAAATATATTAGTAAGATCTATAATAAAGAAATTCCATTATCTAAGATTGCAAATAAATCGAGGGTAAAATTATCTGTAGATAATTACTTAAAGTCCATGAAAACCAAAACTAAAAGTGGGGCGTCTAAGGCAAGACAAGCACATATGGAATTGGTCATAAAGAACAATTATCCCGCAGGTCTTGGAGAGACGATATATTATGTAAATAATGGTGACCGTAAGGGTGATGGTGATGTTCAAAAAATCACTAAACCCACTAAGAAATTTCAAAAAGAATTCCTTGAAGAACATGGGTATCCTGTTCCCGAAAATTATATAAAAATTAACTCTTTTATGATTACTGAAAAGGAGTTAAAAGAAAATCCCGACATGAAGGGTGATTATAATGTTGCTCGTTATATTAATACATTTAATAAAAGAATAGAACCTTTGTTAGTCGTATTTCATCCTGACATTCGTAACGATATTATTATTGATAACCCCGATGATAGACCTTTCTTTACAATGAATCAATGTAAGTTGGTTAATGGATTTCCAATGAAAGAAGGTAGTCAAGATAGTTTTGAAGAGGTTATGACACTATCTGATAGTGAAGTAATGTTTTGGAAAAAGGTTGGTAGGGACCCTTATTTTATGTATTTAGAAGATAGTCTTGAACACGTGGATCAATATTGGGTACAAAAGAATAGAGACGCTGTTAATTTTAAAGTTCCAAGTAGTCCCTCTCAAGAAGGTGATTTAATTGAAAGAAATGGTCACGATTACGCAACACACACTGACGTAGAAGTTTAAATCATATTAAAAGGAGATGGCATCGCTCGGTATTTTAACGATTTGTTGAGACTTTCGGCTTCATTTCCTTTTCTTTCTAACATTTTGTCGGGTCTTAATCTTTCTAATCTTTGTGATAACTCTTCGATAAGTTTTAGTTTCTCATCTTTTCCTTCGGTCAATAGGGATTGGTAATCTAATTTAACTTGACTGTCAGGTACTTGTAGGTCACCTGAAAATTTAGAATATACCCTTCCTAATCCTTCTTTAGAGTATGCAATAAGACATTTCCTAACCCATGTTTGTGCAGGTCTATTAAGATCTTCCCACACTAATTCTTCGGTCTCTATATCGGAAGGTAATTTTACAACATCTTTATTTTTATCTAAACAATCATCCCTGTCTGTAGTATCATAATACCAATACCAAACATAGTAGTTATGTTGTTGTATGGAACCAAAATCAAACCTACCACCAGGTACGTTAGCCAAGTGAATATATTTTTTACCTTCGGGTCCTGCAGTTATACGATAAGTCATTTCACCACCGATTAGTCGGTTTTTAATGTTCCTATCTTGCATACGTGATAATAAATCATAGGCGGGTAACATAAAGTAAGAACCTGAAGTTCCCATTTGTGCAAAACCACCTACACCACCTGAACCTACACCACCAAGACCACCGAATCCACCTAAAAATGGATCCACAATAGAGTCGGTCAATTCTGCACGTGTAAACCATAACAGTTCGTTTATTTCACGACCCGCAGGAATTTCGTACACTTGTTGATTTCGAACAAGTTCTATTTTGTCTTTTAGTAATTCAGAATCACCACCCGCCTGTAAACCGACAATTTTTGAATATGCGTGTGAGTATTGTGTTTCATAGTCTAATGATCTCGTAGTAAACGCTCTCGTCAAAGATTGCGTATCCACATTTAACCCAGCTAAAGATGACCACTGAGATTCAATTAACCAATCACTTACATACTGTTCATATTCATCTAAGGATAATTCTAAGAAAGTATCCATTTGTTCTTCGGTCAATTCTATAGACCTAATAGGTGCCCCTAAAAGGTTAAAAACTTGAGTATAAAGTTTGTCTCGATTTGCCGGTGTGATAATAGTGCTTGCCATACTTGATTTATTAATATAAATAGTTTATATTTAGGAAAAACAGAACAACAATTTTGGATTTAAATAAAATAAGACTCAAACATCGTAAAAGACTTAACATATGGAGGTATATTTCTCAAACTTCCAAATTCAATAGAAAGTTTAGTAAAGAAATAACAAGAATTGTTAGAGAAACCCATTCAGGGGATGAGTTAAGATGGAGATCACCTATGGGTTCTGTTGGTGATGGTTACTACAATTACGATGAAGATACTAAATCATATAGTTTTAGAAGTGGGATTAATTTTATTAATACGGGTTATTCTTATCAGGAGTATATTGAAAGGGTTTTAAATGAAAAATATGGTATTAAATTACCCTATGAAACTGATAATGAGGGTAAATATATTGATGAGACTGTAGAAGAAACTTTGAAGGAGTTTTGTTATTACTTAGAACTTTATAAAGAGGATTTTCTTTTTGATGGTGATATAAAGAATCACATAGACCTTATAAGATATAGATTAAAAGTAATATCTGATCGTTCGGAAAAATTAATAGAAAATAATTTTAAGAACATATGGACCAATTCAATTAGTTACCTTTCGTCTACAGGAAATGGTGGTAATATAAAAGATTTTAAAGGTATTGACGCTGAGGTAATATTTGATCACGGAGTTGAAACTGTACAATGTAAGGAAGTAAGTTTTATTGAGGAAAATGATAATACAATCAATATAACACTAACAATGGACAGTAAAAAATATTCAAATATCAATTACTACGCATTTACACAAGACAAGAATTATATTGTTTTTAAAAACGACTCAGAGGGTATAGAAATTTTAAGTTCTATGGAGGGTAATGTTTATTCTTTTAATAAGAACTTAATTATATGTTCTACGTTTTAATATTGTTAACTAACTCACTACCAAAACTTTCAGAGTATTCACCATCACCCATTACCTGATCTATTATATCTTTCTTTTTCTGTAATATATTATAGATAGTCATTTCAATAGTATTTTCGAAAACGGGATAGTAGACAAGTACACTGTTCTTCTGTCCATACCTATACGCTCTGTCTTCTGCTTGTGAATGGTCAGCAGGAACAAACGATAAATCATTAAAGATAACCGTATCTGCAGCTGTTAAAGTTATACCAACTCCTGCCGCTTTTATATTACCAATGAATACCTTTACTTTATCTTCATTTTGAAATCTATCGACGGATTGTTGTCTCCTATCCTTTGACATCCTACCGTCTAACACTACCGCTTTCTTTCCATATTTCTCATAAATCATATCTAAAGACATGGTAAAATTGGTAAAAACTATTACTTTTCTACCCTGTTCTAAAACCTTGTCGATTAATTCACAAGTATGGTCTACTTTCTCTATTGCGATAAGTTGTCTTAATTTCATTAATCTATTAAGAGTAACCGTGAGACTCTCTTTCTTCCTATTTTCCTTACTTATCCTTAAGAACTCACTTAATTCATCATCATAAAATGAGTTTTTTAGTTCTAACCATATTGGGGAAATTATTTTTTCGGGTAGATCTAAAATATCAGTCTTCATTCTTCTTAAAACAACCGCCTTAGTTTGTTCTCTTAATTCATCTAAATTACTTGCACCACTTGTATTCCATATTTTCCTACCACCAACTCTAAATTGGTAACCCTTACAATATCTTAAAACATAACTCTTCCAATTAAGTGTTAGAGGTGAGTTTACAATTTTTAATAAGTTGAAATAGTTGATTGGTCTTGAGGTCATGGGTGTACCCGTGAGTAACCAAACCTTAGGTATTTTTGCAAGTATGTCATTTAACAGTTTTGTTCTCTGTGCCTGACTATTTGAGATGTAGTGTGCTTCGTCAACTATTGCTAAATCAAACCCTTCATTTAAAATTATTTTATATGCGTCACTATCCTCGGTATTCTCTGTTGTGTGAAAGTTTTTAAGTATATCATAGTTTATGATGTAATATTTAAAAGTGGACCCCCACTTCTTACCTTCAACAATTAATACATTTTCATCCGAATAGAGTTCTATTTCTCTCTTCCAATTGATTTTAAGAGATGCTGGACAAACTATTAATACCTTTTTAACATCACTCTCCAAAGATGCGATAACTGTACTTGTAGTCTTCCCTAAACCCATATCGTCGGCAAGAATAAATTTATTGTTGGCCAATAATTTTTCTATTGCTATTTTTTGGTGTTCCATTGGAGGTCTGTGAGAATATGGACTATAATCTACTTCACGGTCTAAGGTCTTCTCTTCTTGAATAACAGACGCTTTCGGTATCCACATAGATATGGGTTTCATATCATTAGTTAAGTTCCCCCATATATTATATGCCTTATCACTCTCACATAGTAATTTCTCCACCCAAACTTGTTCGACGGGTTTCATAAGTAGTCTGTCTTCTTGTAGTTTAGTACCAAAGGACTTTGCAATTGATAGATACTTTCGAGCAACTTTAGGTACTACCTCATGATATTTTATGACGTAGTCTGACTGTGGACGAGTTAAACTATAATTTTTCGATCTTTCGAATTTATGTTTTAGGTCCAATATATGGTTATTATAACCTGTATATCCTGTTACAATCTCCCTTGCTTGTATTTCGGGTAATAACTTTCCCATCTATAAACTAAATATAAGGAATTCAAATCAGTTTTTAAACTATTTATCTATATGAGTAAAAAATTACCAATTAAAAGAATGAGTAAATTCTTCTCTGAGGAAGACTTTGACTTTAATGTTCAAATAGGTCAGGAATATCTTCATGGGGATTTAAATATGAAATTGGTACTCTACCGTGTTGATACTGAGAGTACAGATACTGATGCTGTATATGCTGAAGTCGGGAAAGATCAAATAAAGTTTTTCCCACCTATCGAGTTCAACGCATTAGTTAAAATTGAACCACCTAAAAATCAATCTTATAAACCCGGCATAGTTCGTTATATAGAGCCTGGTAATATGACCGTATCTGTTTACATAAGTCATTTACAAGATTTGGGGGTTGACATAAAATACGGAGATTTTATTGCATATCCTGAAACAGAAGATAAAGTTAGATATTATACAGTTTCAAATGACGGTAAAGTAACATCTGACAATAGACATAATATGTTTGGGTTTAAACCACATTACAGAACAATAACATGTGTACCAGCACAAGAATCGGAATTTAGAGGAATTTAATAATGGCGATACCAAAAAGAAAAAATAACATAAAGGTTTATCAAGGTAATGAGTTAATGGGTAGACGACAGGAATTACTTGATAAGATCACTCAAGGTGATTCCTATCTTCCTGATTCGGTATTACATGATGATTTGGATTTGGGTATGTTAGATTTCGTTAAAAAGAATTTTGTTGTCGTTTCGGACGGTGTACAAATTCCTATCATACCTAAAATTTTGACACTCCAAAGATGGGGTGAATTTACAAACACGTGGAATTTTTCAGATTTAGATGGTAATCCATCTCTACCTTTTATAAGTGTCATAAGAAAACCAGATGTACAACTTGGTACTAATCCAAGTTTACAGAGAACTATACCTGATCGACAACAATTTCATTATGCTACGGTACCAACATGGAACGGTACTCAGGTGGGTGCGGACATATATAAAATACCTCAACCTGTTCCTATTGATATAAGTTATGACATTACTATTGTTTGTACAAAATTTAGAGATTTAAATAAGTTTAATCAAATAATATTACAGAAGTTTACATCAAGACAGGCGTATACGACGGTAAAAGGACATTATGTACCAATAGTATTAGATAATATAGAAGACAACACACCCGTGGATTTAGATTCAAGAAGATTCTACGTTCAAAACTATAAGTTCACCTTATTAGGTTTTATTATAGACGATGAAGAATTTGAGGTGAAACCCGCAGTTAGTAGATTATTTTTAATGAATGAGTTTATTAAAAGTAATAATTTTGAGAAAAAATATTTAACTAAGAATTTAGAGATTACTGTCGCTAATTTTACTGCTGATGGGGTACAAACAATTTTTAGTGTGGGTGAAACGATAGGTATACTTTTTAATACCACCATTAATGGATTACTACAAGAAAGAGGTGTTGAATTTAATCATGTTTCTTTAACTTCTAAAATAAGTTTTGTTGAACCTCCTAGAGAAGGATCCAAAGTAACAATTACTTATTACAAAGGTAGGTCAAGTGTTTTTGTCGATTCCGACGGAAATGTTAGACAGGTATCTACAGAATATTTTGACTACTCAGGAGGTGATCTTTCATTCACTACAGTAAATAATATAGATAGTGTTATTAGTTTAGATTTAAACGGTCTATTATTAGAAGAAGGTAGTGATTTCGATATCACGGGTGGTACCGAAGTAACACTAAATGGAACTCCTCGAATTGGTTCAAGAATAGGTGTTACTTATTTATTTTAACCCACTGGGTTTTTTGGGTTTTTATTTTAAACCATTGGGTTTTTTGGGTTTTTATTTTAAACCACTGGGTTTATATTTTAATTGGCACAAACCCGCCACACATACATGATTTGTATTTTAATTGGCAGAAACCTATTCACCGTATAAACCTCTTTTTCGATCCACACAATTGGTTTCTATCCACTTTTCCACAACTTTATAAATTTTAAAACCATTATCATCACAATACTTTTTTAAGATATCATGGTGTTTTTGACTTATTTTGATGTTTTTGGGGGTTTTGTCGCTCATAAAGATAAATATAGATAAAAAAATATCTTTAAATATCCCAAAATAGAAAACTTGGGAACTCTTTACTAAAAACTAAGATATTTATAGTAAACAATAAAAATTTATAATTAAAGTTAATCGATGGCAAATTCAAACAGAGTATTCGTTTCTCCAGGTGTATATACCTCAGAAAAGGATTTAACGTTCGTAGCACAAAGTGTGGGTGTGACCACATTAGGGTTATCAGGTGAGGCACTAAAAGGACCTGCATTTGAACCAATTCTAATAAGAAATTTTGACGAATTCAAAACATATTTTGGACCTACTTCACCAACTAAATTTTCGGACGGTAACCCAAAATACGAATTGGGTTATGTCGCAAAATCATACCTTCAAGAATCTAACCAATTATTTGTAACAAGAGTTTTAGGTTTGACGGGTTACGTACCAAAAATAACATACGCAATTAAAACATTAGGCGGAATAACAGTAGACCTTACAGGTGGAACTACAAATAGTGTAGAGGAACTTACAGGAGCTGGTTTAGATATTACAAGTTATTCATCATATGGAAACCTAAGTGGGAAGACAGCAAATGATGGAAGTTCTATGGATGACTGGATTGCAAATTTAGGTGTCTTAGCTGACGGATCATGGTTTACTATTGGTTTAGTTGATGAGGCAGAAACATTAAGTTTGGGATCGTCTTTACAGATAGCGGGACCAATAGGAACAAACAACAATAACAATTGGTATAACACTTATTTTACAGAAAACGGTCTTGGAGTAATATCGGGTGTAAGTTCTTACCTTTTTGTTTGGGATCAGACAGATAACGGATTCAAAATAACAGAATTTAGTTATAATGCTTCAGTAAATTCTGACTACGACAATATAGTGGTACTATCACTAAGATCAAGAGGATCGTACCAAGGACAAACATTAAACCTTGAATTAGGTTCATCAAGTGACATAAGTATTGCGTCATCCACTTTAGGGACTGACCCACTATCAGAATTTACACTTAATGTTACAGGTTCTACAAGTGGTGCTAAATCATTTACATGTACGTTGAATACATCATCTACTAAATATGTTTCTAAAGTATTGGGTAATACTAATTTTGATAAGAAGAAAAATGAAGTACCTCTTTATGTTTTTGAAGAGTATCCAAAATTATTATCAGCACTTTACGGACAAGGACTTGTTAGAGGTTTAGACATTACACATGTTTCACATAACGTAGGAAACGATTATTTAAATCAATGGGAAACACCAGCATCACCAACAGTTGTATCTGAAGTGAGAGGTGGTATTGTTTCCGACCTATTCAGTGTAATTAGTATATCAGATGGAAATGCTGCAAACACACAATTAAAAATTCAAGTTCAGAATATTGACCTTGATTCAGGTGAGTTTGATTTGATAATTAGAGATTTTAATGATACTGATAATAATATTTCAGTACTTGAAAAATTCTCAAGATGTACAATGAACCCTGACCTACCTGGTTATATTGCTAAAAAGATAGGTACTTCAGATGGTGAGTACGAGTTACGTTCGAAATATATAATGTTGAACATGGCTGAAGATGCACCTGTAGATGCATTTCCTGCAGGATTTAAAGGATTTACATCAGATTTCTTAGGTACATCTAAAGTTGGTAACGTACTATTCAAAACAAAATATAATGTGGCGGGTGACGTTGTTTCTTATAACTCACAAGGTACAGAACAAAAAACTAACGGAGATAAAATCAGAAAAGTTACTTTAGGTTTATCATCTCAAATTGGTTTCGATAGAGATTTATTTGAATATAAAGGAAACGCTGCGAGTTCAACATCACATAGTTTCCACCTTTCAAGTCAGGCGTCTGGTATATCAGGTTTTAAAACAACACCATATGATTTAGAAGGAAATGATAAAGGTTTATTAGAAAGTAAATCATATAGAAAATTTACATTCGCAGTTTGTGGTGGTTTTGATGGTTGGGATATCTACAGAGGAACAAGAACAAATGGAGATGGTTACATCTTTGGTAAAAACACTTATGTAAGTGGACACACATCTAACGGTGGTGTATTTAGTGATACTGTTGGAAACTCAGATTATTACGCATATTTAGCGGGAATTGAAACATTCTCTAATCCTGAAGCGGTTGATATCAACATATTTGCAACACCAGGTATTGATTTCTATAACCATAGTTCATTAACTAATCAAGCAATTGATATGATAGAAGGTGATAGAGCGGATTCGTTATACATCACTAACTCACCTAACACTTCAGATGTTGACGAAATAGTTGACCAATTGGATGAAGTTGATTTAGATACTAACTACACGGCAACATATTGGCCTTGGATACAAGTAAGAGATGGGGACAATGCAACTCAGTTATACATTCCACCAACAGGTGAGGTTGTTAAGAATATTGCACTAACAGATAACGTTTCTTATCCTTGGTTCGCAGTAGCGGGATACCAAAGAGGTTTAGTAAACGCAATCAAAGCGAAGAAGAAGTTGACGTTAGATAACAGAGATGATCTATATAATGCAAGAATTAACCCAATTGCAACGTTCTCAGATACGGGTACTATAATTTGGGGTAACAAAACATTACAAGTTAGAGAGTCTGCACTTGATAGAATCAACGTAAGAAGATTATTATTAAGAGCGAGAAAATTAATTTCAGCGGTGGCAGTTAGATTGTTATTTGAACAAAATGACGAACAAGTAAGAAATGAATTTTTAAGATTGGTTAACCCAATATTAGAATCTATTAAGAAAGAAAGAGGTTTATACGAATTTAGAGTAGTTGTGTCTAACGATCCAGAAGATATAGACGCAAACACACTAAGAGGTAAGATTTATGTTAAACCAACTAGATCTCTTGAATTCATTGATGTAGAATTCTTAATTACTCCAACAGGAGCATCATTTGAGAATATCTAATAGAATAAAAAAGGAAAAGGGAGGGTCTAACGACTCTCCCCTATCCAAAAGTAAAAATTGAGATGACCCCAGTATATACTGGTTTAATATATACTAGATTTAATATATTATATAATTTATATCCTATATTTCATACTAGTAATTACTGGGTAATAAAAAAATACGGAAATTAATTGACAATGTCAAGTAGTTCTCAAATAAAAAAGAAAAATATTTCGTGAAGAGATATATTTATAATAATAGAATAACAAATATAACAAAAATACAGACATGGCAGATTTATTAATGAAAATGCCGGTTCCTTACGAACCGAAAAGAGTTAACCGATTTATCGTTAGGTTCCCTTCATCATTGGGTATCAACGAGTGGTATGTAACATCAGCGGCTAGACCGAGTGCAAAAATCAACTCAGTAGAAATTCCTTTCTTAAATACTTCAACTTATGTTGCAGGTAGATTCGTATGGAATGAATTAAGAGTTAAGTTTAAAGACCCAATCGGACCATCAGCGTCTCAAGCGTTAATGGAATGGTTTAGATTACACGCAGAATCAGTAACAGGAAGAATGGGTTATGCTGCAGGGTATAAAAAAGATATTGAATTAGAAATGTTAGACCCAACAGGTGTTGTGGTTGAAAAATGGATTTTACAAGGTTCATTTATGACTGACTTAAACTTTAATGAACTTGACTACAACAATGATGCATTAGCAACAATTGATTGTACGTTAAGAATGGATAGATGTATCCAAGTATACTAAAAAAATAATCTGTCGAAATATTTCAAGGGGGTCTTTTATAAGGA